CCCGCCTCGTACTTCGTCACAATCCGGTGCAGCTTTTCATAGCGTTCCTTCGTCTCGCGGTACTCGCGCTGCATGCGCTCCTGCCGGCAATCAGGGTTCCATGGCTTGCGCAGTTCCGAGCAAATCTTTCCCGTTTCCTCTGCAAGTCCAGATGCACCGTTCATATACTTTGCCAGCCGCAGGGCAGTAGAGCAAAGCATATAAAATTCGGTCCGCAGTCTTGTACTTCCCCATTTTAAATCACGTTCAGCCTGCCCTATATCTGCAATCCTGATAGCTTCATCAATCGTCATTTTTCATTCTCCTTTCTCTGCGTATCTGTTTTGCTGCGTCATTAGTCATGCGATGTCACCGTAACCGGAGCGATCATCTCTGGCAGGAAATTCACCTCGTAGTGGAACTTGTCCACGTAAGCTCCGCTGACGTCCTCCACAACGTAGATCGTCCACTCGTTGAGATAAACAAGGTGTTTCTTGTAGACACCCTGTCCGGTCTCAACAGTCACTTCCAACTCGTTCTCGCTGTTGTTCGAGATAGCGAAATTGCCGATCAGCTCGAACACCGGTTTGTCTGTGCGTGCGTTGATGACCTCCAGACGACGCGTGACGTTGAAATTGTCCGCCTCTTTCGAGATGTTGTACGCAACGCGCTCGCTCTCCCGGCACGCCGATAAGCTGCACATCATCGCACCGCAAAGCAGTGCCGCCGTGATTTTCTTATTCATCTATGTCCACCTCCATAATGTTCAACAATGTACTGGTTCGCCGTGGTTTCCGGCGCGGTTTTCCATGCAATCAAATCGGGCACAAATAAAAGAAGCCCTACTATTCCGATAAGCGCCAAAATCATAACTGTCGGAATGCAAAAACTCGCTTCTCTGATAAGCGCCGACTACAAGAACCGCGACCGCCAACACGATTGCCAACGCTCCCAGAATAACAAACGCAGTTGCCTTTGCCGTTCCCTGTGCTACAACCTCCTGCACCAGTGTTTCCGGTGTAACGCCCATCTGGGCGGCGATTTCAGAGATGGTCATTCCGTTACTCCCTCACATTCCGCCCCGCAAGCCGCATAGCCTGCAAGATCAATCCAACTGTCAGCCTTTCCGCCGCCGCGCGCAATACGTGCAATCTTGAGCAGCGCCATCATTACAGCAACGTCCTTCTCATCTACGATCATATTTCCGTATTTGCCTACGCTTATCCGGTCGAGGTATACGCTCCACAGCTCCGCAATCGCTTTGAAGTTGTCCTCCGGCGTGCCGTAGTCCGTCTCGCGCTGTCCGCATACGCACTTCTCCGCCGCGTGCAGGATGTCCGCGCGGGTCAGCTTGCGCTTTACGTCCTCGCTGTTTTTCTCGACTGTCTCGGCAATAGCAGGCGTGTCGTCCCCGCTGTGCTTTGCTGCAATCTCTCCGATAGTCGGCTCGTCGATTACTTCAAAGCCCATCAAATCAGCAAGGTCTTTTGCTTCGTTGCCGCATGTATATTTCACGGCATCGCATATAGAGCAAAAAGAGCATTCAGCGGTCTTGCAATACTCAAAAATTGCTTCCGCAAGGTCGAATACCTTCCCGTCTTTCTTAAACTTCATTGTTGTTTTTCCTCCTGTTCCATGCCTCGATTACGTCCTCAACCGCGCTCGTTCCGACGCGCTCGCTGTCGACCGCAGTCCATGTGGTTACACCGCATTTGGTGCAGAGCACTCTCACGCCGTTGCTTACAAACAGGCGAGCTTTTCCACCGCAGAAGGGACACGGTTTCAGTTCAATCATTGTCTGCGCCTCCTTCCTTTCTCTCGCCGTAGCTGCAAAAGTCGTTGGGGTTACGAGATTGCCACGAATCTTTTTGTACGTTGCCATCCGAATAAATTTTCAGGCAAACTCCTAAATCATAGTGTATACAGTCTTTACACCGCACCACCGACGCAAATTGTTCTAACTGTTCGTAAGGACAAGCGCTAAGATTACAATATGTACCCGTTTTGACACATATGCCTCCATGCCTTTCATTCTTGCAAAACTCGCTCATCCCTCATCGTCCTTTCTACAAGCTCCTGAAGTAGCTCCATCGTGCTGTACTTACTCAAAT